CTACAAAAAAACGTTGTTGCCTCAGCTGATTCAGTAAAGGAACTATTTGTTACATCTAAAGTTATAGGCCAAGATGTTGAAACAGTTGTTGAAAAAATGACTGACGTAGGTGTAAGTTTTGGTCGAGTTCAAGAGAATATGAAAGGTGCTGTAGACTATGTGAAATCTGTCGGGATGAACACCTCACAAATTATGGGTAATGTTCTTGAGAATATGGAAATGATGAACAGATTCAATTTCGAGAATGGGGTTCAAGGTTTAAGTAAAATGGCAGTACAATCTGCACTTTTGAGGTCTGACATGCGTAGGATAGGAGAGTTTGCAGATAAAGTTATGAATCCTGAGGGGGCTATAGAAACAGCAGCGGCATTTCAAAGATTGGGAGTCACAACAGGAATGTTAGCAGATCCATTCGCCTTGATGAACGCATCTATCAATGACCCAGAGGGACTACAACAATCCATTGCAGATGTTGCTCAAAGATTCACATATTTTGACGACAAAACGAAAACTTTCAAGATAGATCCAGGGGGAATAAGACAAATGCATGAATTAGCACAAGCTGCTGGTATGTCTTATAGAGAGTTCAGTAAGATGGCTTTAGGTGCGGCAAACGCCAACAAAGTAATGAGTGAATTAAGTTTTGCTGGAAATCTAAGTGAAGAAGACAAGATGTATATCGCCAGTATTGCACAAATGAGTGATGGAGGAGAATATCAAATTAAAGTCGGACAAGATGAAAAAGGTGAAGCTGTTTTTCAAAATATAAGAGATCTCAGTGCAGAACAACTGAAACAAGCTGTTGAGATGAATAAAAAAGAACCTGTGACAATGGAAGATATTGCAAAAGCACAACTTGACACAGGAAAAGCTCAAGCCGCAGATATTGCAGAGATTAGAAATAGAATAGTTTATGGTGTGACTGGAACAAGAGCACTTTCTGAATTACCTGAGCTCACAAGGAAGTTAGGTTTGGGTGTTACTGATGCATTGAAAAGAGCCGCTCCTGATCAAAAAAACATTACAAGCGGGTTAAACAAATCAATTGACGAATTGGGTAAAATGATGTTACCTGTTTTAGAGGGTAAAAAATCCTTTGATGAGGTTAGTGGAGACATCATAAAAAAATTACAATCAAGCGGGGTAAATGTAACCCAAGACCTGATGAAAGAACTTTCAGACCTACCGAAACAAATGATGAGTTCTATCTACGATCAATTCAAAGGAGATAGTACATCAGTAGGTAGGGAAATTGCAAAATACTTAGATCCTAGATCAGAGACAAGACAGAAATTGGAAAGTGGTATTAACACTAGAATGGAAAGGATGCCTAGCGCTCAACGAGCAACTTCAGCTGTTCAAAGGTATGCAGAAACCTCGAGAACAGCTTCACAAGTACAGAGAACTCAACAGACTACAGTGACGGAGACCAAGAAAATTACACACGATGGGAAAATAACTTTTGATTTTACATCTGACGGTAAGACAGATCCGAATGTAGTGAGAATATTACAACAATGGGTTGATTCACAAGAAGGTTCACAAAAACTATATCAAATACTTGCGAACATGAAAGATGAAACAGGACAGTCTATCAAGGACAAAACTAAATAAAAAAATTCCATATAACCTATTTATAGGAAAATAACTGAATGGTTAGTCCATTAGACTACGGGAGCACTGAAAATTTCAGGAAAAGACTCTTAACAAGGAATCTTCAATCATACAAAGGTGGACCATACGTCGACCCAAATCAGATTGCATATCCAACAGTATTGATTGACCAAGCAGTTGTTGATGCTCAACCAGACCCTACAGGATACGGGTTATTCGTTTTCAACGACCGTATGGCTCGACTTAACGTATACTCACCCGACACACCATTTGAATACTCAACAGAAACTGTAATACAACAGTCAGACTTTGAACCGTACCCGAACTTTAATTCATCTTTCTACGAACCAGTAGATATCTTATTCAACAGAGACCCATTGGGTTCTAATGGTTTGTTGAGCTCAGATTCATTCATAGCTAAAATTGGCGCAGTTCAACTCAAAAAACTTTTCGAAGAAAGAATTGCCACTGAAATTTATCAGAGAACTGCGGCAAGAGCAAACATTGCAGGTGCTGCTAGTGGAAGTAATCTATTTGGTGTGTTGACTAACAGAATACCATTAATTGAACCAAATTATCAAATCACTGTAGCTGCAAACCCTGTTGTCGCAGCTGTGGACTTGGCGGTTAGATTATCAGGAACTTACGCACCATTCTCTCCAATACCCGGCTCATATTTTGATACTGAAATCAGATTGGGCACTCCAACAACAATTGGACAAATTGAGTCCGCCTTTGATTTCGTTAGACAGAGTGGAGTTGGCAAGTTTTTTGCACGATTATTAGGTGCCGACTCCGGATCTCAGAAGTTCTTGAGTAATACTGGTGCTGGACAGAAAAGCGTTCTGTTCAGGAATGTGGACATGAATTTATACAAGCCAGATTATGATCGTAATTTTTTCGATAGACTTGGTGGTGCAATAGTTGGTGGAAGGGCAAACAGTTCTGATTATTATGTAGGTTCACGAACTTCAGACCCTGGTATGGTCTTTTCCCCAATCGGAGACTTACCTACCGATAGATTTGGTAGATCGGTACAAGCACCGGTCTATGGTCCAACAGAATTGGCCCAACTATATGAGGGTGTGGGTCAATCACCAGGGCTCGGGCCTGCTGGAGTTCCATATGTTGATGGTGGAGGTATTGAAGGTGGAATGACATGGATCTCCCCAAAATACAGAAGGAACGCGGGCAAGTATGTAGGACCGGGTGGTAAAGAAATGGGAGAAGATCCAGATTTCGACCCATCTACCTATGACGACTCGAATTCAACAAGGTTTAGATTCAGGACAGGATCAATATTGGAGGATACTCAAAGACTAGTTGAAAGCCAACCTGGTGGTAAAAAGAAATTCGAACATGTAGGAAATGCGATAGATCAAGTCAGTAAAATATTCAATGACGGATATAAAGAAATGACCAAAGGTTCTAAAGTAATTTCTTACGTGGGACCGATAGGTAATGAAGTTGGTGCCGAATATTGTAGGATTTTCACAAAAGATACACCTTTCTTACAATATAATGATTTACAAAAAACTGATGGTATTACAACTGAGGGTAGGAGATTTTCTTATTCTGTACTTGATAAAACATATAATCTTAATATAGCTCCGAATAGGAGGAACGGAGGACAAGATTCTTCAAACCTTATTGGTAATGCAAATGGTGCATATGCCAAAAAGTATATGTTTTCAATAGAAAACTTAGCTTGGAGGACTTCAAAAATGTTCGAGGACTTGGCTGATTGTGAAAAAGGTCCAAATGGTGGAAGAGTTATGTGGTTCCCACCTTATGGATTATCAATCAACGAAAGTGTAAACACAGGATGGAATACGACAGAGTTTTTGGGGAGACCTGAACCAATATACACATACAAATCTACATCGAGAGCAGGAACCTTGAGTTGGAAAATTGTTGTGGATCACCCATCAGTGTTGAATATAATTGTTAATAAAGTCCTCAAAGATCAAACTAAGAAAAATATAATTGATGGATTAATTAACTCATTCATGGCGGGATGTACAAAATACGACTTGTATGAGCTAGCAAAAAAATATGCAACCATAAGTAGATCAGATTTGTATGAAATTCAAAGAATTTTGTCAGCACCTGACACAACAAAGGAAGAAATTTTGGAAGCTAACGCAGAGTTGAATACTGGATTACCTGCCCCGACAAATCAGACAAATACACAACCCACAACAAACGTAAATCCAAAGCCTGACCTATCTGAGTTCCAAGGACTTGGTGTATATTATGAAAACGATGTACCAAAATCTGTAGGGTCATATGGACCTATGTATACTGCTTATGTAAGTAATACAACTCAGGAGAACTATCAAAGAAACGCTACAGGACCAAACGGAAATAAGTCTAACAAACCACAAGCTCAGGAACAGGTCAAAAACATGTTCAACACTGGAGTTATAGCTAGTTTTTCTAAATTGAATAATCAATCGGATTTTTATAAAAATCTGAAATCCGCATTAGACGAAGGGTACACAGTCACCATAGAAATTGAAGGTGGTGCCTCAGCCCCTGCTTCGGAAAACTACAACACAAGTTTGGGATTGAGAAGGGCTAATTCTTTGATTGAGTACTACAAAGGAACTGATTTGAGTGAGTATATCGGTAACCAACTCTTTTTTAAACCGACAACTGTCGGAGAAGTCGGTACCACAACTGTTCCAGGTTCTTCAACAAATGCGAGAACAGCGGCTAACGCAGGTTCAACTCAGGTCAAGGAATTGAACAGTGAAATTATACAGTGTTCGGATGGAGCTGACGTGGGTAAAAATGACATTTATACGTTCAATGCAATGGCCTGTAGGAGAGCAATTTTGAAAAGTGTGGTCGTGGGAGATAAGAAACAAGATGCACCGGCACCACAAAACATTGCGACAACTCAGACTACTGCCGATACACCACCCGCACAAGTTCCCAAGGTGATACAGGGTACAAATCAAACCAACATACAAGGTCTTACAGAGACAACAAGAGAAGTTTTGAGAGATGGTATTACCAAGAGGATACTGAGAAAGTTTTTGACTGAGTGTGATTATTTTGAAGTTATAAAAGAAGAGACACCTATGGTGTTCGATAACTTAAAAGACAAATTACAATTTTTCGATCCAACTTTCCACTCTATGACACCCGAAGGGCTAAACACAAGACTTACTTTCTTACAACAATGTATGAGACCGGGTGAGTCAATCCCTACAGTGAAAGACGTTAATGGTCAAACAACTGTGACATACGACCAAGCAATAAATACAGCCTTTGGTGCACCACCAATATTAATTCTTAGGATTGGAGATTTTTTCAACACAAAAATTGCACCAACCTCACTCAGTATAACATACGAACCTTTGATGTTAGATACAAATCCTGAAGGTATAGGTGTACAACCTATGTTAGCAAGTGTATCAATGAACTTCAATCTTCTTGGTTGTGCCGGACTGAAAGAACCAGTGGACAAACTTCAGAACGCTCTGACATTCAACTACTATGCTAACACTGAAATTTATGACGAAAGAGCTGATGCTACAGACATAGAAAGTGCGCAAGCTTTGGATGCGGAGTTCATGAAATCAATTCAACAAAATAACACGTTGAATAATTTGTTGGATTCAAGTGCCGCATTTGCAGGTAAGGGTAATAACGAAACCATTGGAGTAATAACAAGAAGAACTATTAATGACTTACAATTGGAGGTAGGGGACATCAATTACAAAGAGATTATGAATGCACTTCTGAGTTCCACTCAAAATTATTTCAATTTGATTGTGAACAAATCCAAAGAGGTTGTAGATCAATATAATGGGGCTATGATGCAGCAGTGGGGGTATTATAGATATTACATGGAAGGTGAGATAAAGGCAAATAATAATACTACAAATTCCAACTTCTTTGGAAAATCTCAAAACATAGAAAAAAGAATTGACGTATTCTTTGATGAATATACAAAAGGTATAAATAACTCTAGTAATCAGTTCATAGATTATTTGAAGAAAAGACAATTCAATTTTTCGGACAAACTCATAAGAGTTATCAAACAAAATTTCAAAGCGTACATAGAGGGAAAAAGAAGTGGTTATTATACTCCAATAACAAATATATTACAACAAATTGTTCAACAAGAACTTAATTGGACTGCTGTTATGAATAGATTAAACGTTCTTTTCCAATCAAGTAATAACTTTTTATACGACGGATATGCTCTGAAAAATGGAACAATTAAGGTATATCAATGTGCTGGTACCACCGATATTGATTCAAGTAGTCAACCAGTTCCATCCACTACGCTAGTTGAAATGGATCAGGACGTAACCAAAGTCGCAACGGACATGAAAGCTTTTTATGATCTGATGATCAAACAGTTAACCTATACAACATCATCAGGTAAGATAGTTGGTAATTTGGTCAAAGATGGTTTGAATAACCAAGAAGCCTTAGATAAAAATGTTTTCACACCGTTGACAAACCCTAAAAATCCAGTTGGGTCTGGTGAGTTTTGGGAAGGTGGGGATAAGACTAATAAAATTGGTTACTTGATATTAAATAGCGTTATCGTTAATGATAAGGAGTATCAGAATTTCAAAAGTAAAATTTTGAATGACGTTGTTAATAAACAAGAACTTAAAGGTAAGGGAAACCAAGAAATAGAAAGAGTATTCGACGACTATTGGAAGGACAAAATCAAACCCATTTATGAAAAAGAAAACGCAGCGACAAAAGAATTCATAGAAAAATTCGAAAAAGAAGACGCAAAAAATTTCATGAAATACACTCCTTACAATAAAGATAAGGCTCGAAAGTTTACTTTCACACAAGTTGCAAGTCCATCGGACGCTGAAAAAACTTCGATTCAAAACTTGGGTAAAAAAGTAAACGTGAATACAAGTAACAACAATTGGAACGATAAAATAAAACTCAACTAATGCCTGGACAATACTATAACAGATATCAAGAGTTTTTGATCAATGGTCAACAGACAGTTGTTCCATACGTGACTTTACCTAACAAACCAAGTGATTTGGTGCATATCTACAAAGTTAATAGAAGTAGATTAGACAAGGTATCTGAAGAATATTATGGTGCCCCATATTATAATTGGCTGATCCTAATTGCTAATCCGCAATTTGCGGGACTCGAACAAAATATATTCGACGGAGCTTTTCTTGTTATACCTTATCCATTGATAACTTCATTACAAGATTATAAAGCCGCATTGGAAAACCAATTCTTATATTATGGCAGGTAATTCAATTTTTACAGGACAAGACGGAAACATCTATGTGGACTTTGACGTTCAGAACCTAATTGTAGTGGATCCAAATCGACTACAAGATAAGAATGGTAAGATTATTGAAAGGACCGTGGACCACGAGAACTTGGTTATGTATGCTAACTTGGAAACTAAATTACTACCAAGGACTAAATTGGCTGTCGGCGCTACAGTTCAAGACCAAATATCAACCATATCGATTGCAGAGATTAATTTTCTAAAACCTGGTAATCAAAAATATTTGAATAATGACTATACAAATGAAATTACAGGTCTTGGGGTATTCAATAAAGGAACAACTAATAAGACTTCAGCGTCTCAAGTAGAAAGTACAAAACAAAAACCCCAATCGAACCTTCAAGCTGGTGACGGAAAACAATCCACTTTATCAACAGGTCTTCTTGGGATAACCTCAATCAACGTTAAGATCGATACATCTTTTGTTCCTCAAGTAACGATAGAATTGGAGGATGTACAAGGTAGAGCTCTATTCGAAAAGGGGGATTTATCACCCTATGCAGCTTTCTTTCATCTACCTTATCCACCATTTTATTTAACACTGAAAGGATTCTACGGACAAGCTGTTAGACATCAATTAAACTTGATAAGTTTTACTGCTAGATTCAATAGTTACTCAGGAAACTACCAAGTAACCCTGCAATTTTACGGGTATAAGTATAACATATTAAATGAAATACCAATACAGGCAGCCCTTTCAGTATCACACATGTATGCAAGTACATACACGGTCAGTAAACAACTTTCTTCTACTACAAAATCCCAACCGATTACCCAACTCCAAGAGGGGGGTATGGCAAAAATTCAGGAGGTCTACCGCGACTACAAAGAAAAAAAATTAATACCATTGGATTTTCCAGAACTTGCATTGGATGAGCTTCTCAACAGATTAGAAATGTTTGAGAAGAACGTCCAAAATAATTTCAACAAAGCCGATGTACTACCACTGACTGAAAGTGTAAACTTCAGACAAGCCTTAGTAGATTATGAAAGGGATGTTTTTTCTAACACCAAATCATGGTTCAAGACTTACTGTGATGAAACAAGAGCTATTGTTGTAAAGAAAGCCGGATTTGTTGGTTATCCATTAAAAAAGGAAGTGAAAGATGGATCAACCGCTACAGGTGCGAGCACCTCACAAGGAGCAGATGCTGCTCTGGTAGCAATTATCAACAAGTATAATGAAAGATTAAATGGTAACCCGGTTTTTGGTAAAGACGGTGGAGGTAGTAATCAAGATTTGAAAATAGATAGTCCAGTCATAACATTTGATAATTGCGTGGTTCAAACTGACCTGAATGGAATTGATTTTGAAGGAACTTGGAAAATTAGAAACAAGACAACGAGAAAACCGAATCCAAAAGAATTAGAAGATTTCACAGCTAAAGTAACAACAGAATTAATTCCGAACTTCGTTCAACTTCAAGATCCAGATAAAAACCCAACAATAACTTTTTACACTTTTGAGGGACAAACTAAATTTAGTGGATTAATTACAAAACTGTTACAAACTCTAAACTCAAAATCACAACAAGAAGAAGAGAAAATAACCGCAGCAATTGCCGCAAAGTTTGAAAATAAAAAGACGGGTATAGGTTTCAGACCTTCAATAAAAAATATTATCACAGTCATTATGGCTTCGACCGAAGCCTATATCAGGTTGTTGGACGACGTGCATAAGAAGGCTTGGGATGTTCGAGAAGACCCTGACCGAAGAAACGCTATTTTGAGGTATCCATCCTCGGATATGAAAGAAAACGTTAAGAAAACAAACGGTGATGATACAGATCCAATATATCCTTGGCCACAATTTTTTATGCAAGATGATAAAGAGACTGAAAGATTTGTGATCAAATATCCTGGTGATCCAGCTGTCGTAGATTTGACACAAGGATTTAATTATAGGAAGTGGCCCGAAATACAATTTGTCGAGGAATTTATAAAGGCCATAACTGAAAAGGGACCACAGGTACAAGATACCACAGAAAAAGAGAACGAAGAGGAAGTTATAAATAGACTAACACTAAATGGTATAGAATTCCCACAAACAAATGAACCATATTTCACAAGGGAAAAAGTTAAGTTCTTATTTGAGATTTGGGAACGAACTTATCTCAACTCTCATTACAACAGATTTCAAAGGGGCGGAAGCACAAAAGAAATCTATCAGACAATCGGGAGAAACGAATCAGATAATATTGTTCAAGCTCTTGGTATCTCCGCACCATTTTTGATACAAAAGTTAAAAAACTACGCTTTCACATTCACTAACTATCTTGGGGTCCTTTCACACGTGTCAAATAACGGTACTGGTCCATCTATACAAAAATTGATTCGAGACTATTTTGCAACAGCCTACATACAAACGGAGGTGGACAATTCCTTCGAGATATATGATCAATCTACAATAGATTCAACGAGCCCTTCCAACAACAGAAATTTACCACCTGAAGATCAGAAGAATTTCAACGATTTGATACAAGCAAACGTTTCAGATGATTTCTGTGACACATACCCCTTTACCGATCAAAAATGGTTAGAAGCAAACGTAGAGACAAGTCCGAAGGCTATGGGCGGACTTTTTTACAAAACACAAAAAACACTTTTTGTTAACTCAGAAAAAAAAGTCATAACAAATTTTACACCCGAGACTTCAAAAACATCAATCAGACCTGTCACTAGTTTCTCATACATGAACAGAAACCAACCTGTTGTTCCACAGAATAACTTCAACGATTTTTATAGACTCAGAGACAAACCCTCCGATTTCATTTCAACAGAGGGATATATTGAAGGTTTTTCTGGCCCAAATGCACAAATACAGACATCTTCTATAATGAATACCCCATTTTTTGTAAACGCTTTACAAAACGGTGTCAAAGATTGGGTTGCCAAGAAAGAATATCCATTCGTACAAGCTTCATATCTTTTTTTGAATTCTTTACCACTTTCCACTTTGAGGGGGACATACAAAACGAAAGGACAAGTTGAATCGTTGGATTACATAGCCGCTTCAATCAAAAGATTCGGTGGTGTTCATAAATTACCATATGCTTGGATTTTGAAACTTGGTTCTGTTTATCACAGGTATAAAAAATTTATTGTAGAAGGAGTTGATATATTAGACACTTGTTGGAAAAATTTTGATTATCTCAATAACTTTGATCCGAAGACCGGTAATATAGACAAGATATATGATTTGTCGTTTGAACAAGGAGTCCCAACCAAAGTTTACTTACAGGGATATTATTTTAATCCTAGTCCACCACCGCCAGCGTTACAACTAAGTTTCACAAGTCAGACAATACAATCTGGCTTTTATCCGAGATTAATAAATGATATGAGTATCTTCTTCAATGGGGTTCCATGTTTCGAAACTTATTCTGACACCGAGATTCAATTATACATAGATTCAACTTTGAAAGTCGGGAACATAGTGGAGTCCAACGTAGATGTTCCATTCACGTCTGGTGGAAACCCGAGTTATTTTTTCAAAATGAAACCATTAACTGTTACAATGAAAAATACCTCTACAGGTTCTTACTATACCATACCATCTTTTGGTTCACTTTACAACCAAGTACCCTCTTCAATATTTGATCAAAACTCAACACAAGGTAGAAATATTGCTGTCAAAAATATTCTGAGTAATAACTCCATTTATAATGGGACTGTTAGAATGTTTTGGGGGTTACCAAATTACGGATATTTTGATGTGGACAGAAATACCAAACCATCTCCCTCTGAATACATGACGTATGTTTTCAGTAATGGCGAAGTTAGTCCTATGAGTTTAGGGTTCAAATACTCTAATATAGAGGAAATATTTGCAGTTTTTGATAAGTCACAATTGGAGATGATGGAATTGAAATTTTTAAATTTTTCTAAGTCGGTATATGACACAAACGAAACTGTAGGTCCAGGACAACCTAAAATAACTCTTAACCTTGATACAACAGATCCAGACAGATACCTCAAGAATTTCCAATTGATGATGAGAGAATTTTGTGAGATTGATGCTCCTTCAATAGGTCAGAACACAGAAATTTATTTGAGTAAGGCCGTTTCCAAACAGTTTGATAATATCACTAATATCATATCAAATTTCTTGGAGTACAATATAGTCATGAAATTTGGTAATCCATCACTTTACAATAGGAAACTTTTCGATAGTTTCAATCCAAATTACGAAACAGGATATACCTTTGTTGAAAGTCAACCATTTACCCTATTTGGGAACACAGGTCAATTCACGGCAGATTTTAAATTAGTAGATCCATTTGTATTCAAACCATATGTTCAGGGAAGTTTACCAACAAACGGCGGGACAACCACACTTCAAACCTCACTTACTTCACACCGCGATGCTTGGAGGGAATTGAGATTACAACTTGGACCTACAACAATTAGTGGTCTATTACCGACAAATAATGGATCATACATAACAGATTTTTTTGTTGATAATAATATCGAGTTTACGGCTGAGAATGTAAAAATCTGTGCTCCTCTGATACGAATTTTTGCCACCCAAAAACTCAAAAAAAAATCTTTGGATGGTGATAGTTTTAAAAACTTAGTGTTCGCGTATTCGGAATCGATGATTGAATATCAAAAAAATGTATTTGATAATCTTTTTGTGGAACTAAGAAAAAATCTACCAACCATAAGTGACCCTATTGAGAACACTATCAAAAGTTCCATCCAAGGGGAATTTGTGAAAACACAAGTTTACGAGAACTTGAAAGCTGTCAATGATAAATGGATTGCGGGTAATGCTTACAACGAAGAAACTTTGTTACAAGATTTCTTATTTGTTGACAGAGCATCGAGAAATGTTGGAAATAGTATTTTAATTGATGTATTCTCTTTGAAAACTAGATTGAAGAATCATGGTGTTGATGCATCTGTATACACAATCATTGCAGGAACATTGATAGAGAATCACTTCACCGTCATGCCTTTACCGTCCTATGTTAACTTCTATAATATTCAAACTCCCGACGGGAGCGACACACCACCAAGAATTGAAAGTTCTGTAGACTTTGCAAATAATCTTTGGGGTACGTTTTTGAGTGTTGATTACAGAAACTCACAACCTAAGTTGGTTTGCTTCTATACTGAAAAACCTTCAAATTATCCTGACTTAGGTAGGAACAAAGATTTCAGATATAAAAACGATGGGTTTGCTTGTAATAGTCTCACAGAAAACCCCCTTTTGACAAATCAAACGGACAAAACCGATTGGGCTCTATCCAATAGATGTGTTGGATTTGTAGTTGATATTGGACTGAGAAATCAAAACGTATTCAATTCATTTTCAATAGATCAGACTGTTGGTTTAGCAACAACAGAAAGTTTGGCTGCGATTAACCAATTAGCCAACCAAGCTTCAGGAAGTGACGTAGTATCCTCAAATGTTTCATTATTGAACATCTATAATGAAAGAAGCTATAGTTGCACTGTTGTCGGATTCGGAAATGCTCTTATCCAACCTACGATGTACTTTTGTCTGAATCACGTGCCAATGTTCAATGGTGCTTACATGATTACTTCAGTCAATCATACAATAACACCTGGTTTCTTCGAAACAACCTTCAAAGGTACAAGACAGAGAGTGTTTTCAAGTGAAAGACCGAACAACTACCTGATAAGTTTGAATAAAAACTTAGTGCAAAAATTAGTTCAAACAAGTTTGAATAATACAACAGAAACCACATCTGATGGTAAGACAGACCAAACAAGTAAAAAGACTAATGACGCAACAAACAGTTGTCAAAACACTGTGGCAAATGGTAAGATTGAAAAATACAAAAAAGGATACACAGCTGTAAATGCCAATGCCTCTAAGATATCTGTACAAGAGTTCGCTAACAAATTGAAATCGAAAGTACCAGCTAAAATGGACACAGAAAAATTAAAGACACAATACGGTGCCGCTGTTTTTGCCTTCAGTTTTGTTTCATCTTCCAATGCAGATGGAACTAACTTCGAATCTTTCGGGAATAACTATGGTAACATTGATTTGTTATATGATTGGACAACCTCAGATCTCTTCCTCAAGGAGTTTTGTTGTGTGAAAATAGGCACTGATAAAGGATCAGATTCCAAACCATTTGCACGTTTTGAAAATGTGGAAAAATATATTCAATTGATGGGAGCTAAGTTTGAAGAAATAATCAAGAATCAAGCACTATCTACCAAAAGTGGAACATCCTTTTTACCAACAGCAGACGCTCTATTCAATTTATACATATCAGTTTGGTCAAAGATACAAAATATCAAAGAGGATAACTTCAAAAAGAATCAAGGGCCAGCAATTAGAGAAAAAATTGAAAAATCATTACCTATAATGGAGACGGTACTCGGTAAAGCTGGATTCCAACTTGTGGCTCCAACGTCAGCTACGAATAACCCACAAACAGGACAACCTGTTAATCCAAATGTTACAACAAATGCTGATGATAGAAGTATATTCAGTACTGCTTCACCATCGTCTTATACATTGAACGTAAGTACAATATCGGGAGGTAATCTGAAAATCGACGGAAACATAGGATCCAACCCTCTTTCCAAAGTTTACAATATTAAAATTTTCATAGTATCAACATCAGGATCAGGTGGAGAAACACTTATCGGTGAAACTACACTGACTCCAAATGCGAATGGTCAAAAAAACGGTTTCAGTTTTACGACCAATAAGGATTACACCTCAATTTGTACTTTGTTAGCCGACAAACGAAATCAATCCTTAGGGTTTACTGTTCAGATCCGCGAGTACCCCGAATACAAATACTCTAAAATATATCGAGTGATGAATTACGATTGTCTACCTGTAAATTTATTACGAGGATTTATTGCATCTGAACAAAAATATAATGAGATAAATGCAAATCCATGTGCCATTTGTTATCCAAATGGTGGTAGAAACATTAAAATTAATGGAAAAGATTGTTTACCAAATACGGCACCTCCACCAAAAGAAAACATTTATGATATTTCAGTTTTCAAAGACGGATTGACTGCCAAACCTTTGACAGTCACTTTCAGAATAAAACCAAACGTAGGAAATTGGAAAATATTCACAGGAAGTAGTGACATTAGGTGTGAGGGTACTGAAGGTGAAACTACCGATGGCACTGTTGCATCTGATGGACAAAGTATTGTTTTTGACATCCCTTATTTATTGGACGGATGTGGTCTTGGATCGTATTCTTTAACACTCAAAGCTTTGGCACAACCAATCCTACCAAGTGGACAACAAGATACGACTCGAACTCAGAATGAAGGATCATATATTCTTCAGGGACAAGTTTCATAAAATCAGTATATTTATAAAGAAAAAAAGTATGAACATCAAAGAAGCCTTAGACAACTACTTGGGTAAGTCTACTAGATATTCTGAAATGGATAATGGTGACGGTACAAAACAAGTTTGTGATTTAGATACTGGTGACTGTTACACAGTTCGTATGAAAGATGGACTTATCGAAAGAGTGGACAATACTATGACAGTAAATAAAAAAGTTCGAGTTGAAACACGTAATGGTGTAAAACAACTTTTAAATGGTTAAAAAAATGGGACTAGATAAAAAAATTATTGCGGAGATTAATAGATTCAAAAATATGAATCAATATATTATGGAGCAAGACGTTGCTGCGGCACCGCCAGCTGAAGCTCCACCGGCTGATCCGGCAGCTGCTCCAACAGATATTGCGGCAGCACCCGCGGCGCCACCAACACCTGAAAAAATAGATGTTGAGAATGATCCCGACGTTGAGAAAATAGACAATGCAGGGAAAAGTGAAGAAGGTGCAATGGGTGATACTGAAGAGTTGGATGTCACACAGTTGGTTGATTCACAGAAAAAAATAGAATCTAAACAAGACGACTATTTTGACAATCTTTTCAAACAACTTAGCACTCTTGAAACGAAACTTTCCGAAATGGACAGTATCATGTCAAGATTGAACTCAATCGAAAATAAAATTGAAAAATACAGAACCAAAACTCCTGAAGAAAAACTTGAATTGAGAAGTTACGATTCTTATCCATTCAATCAGAAACTATCTCAGTTTTTCGATGAAAAAGAACAAGAAATGGAATTGACAGGTAAAAGAGACTATGTTCTTACTCCTGATGATGTTACAGATATTAATCCATCAGAGATTAAAGACACCTTTCAACCCAAACCAAACAACGTCAAAGATTTCGGTTATTAAATTAAAATACGAAAAAGGGGATCAGGAAACTGATCCCTTTTTTTATTTGACGAATAGGTAATCTTTGATTATATTTTATTTACATTAATCAACATTTTAAAACAGAGTAATCATGAATGCATTAGACGCCGTATTGGCACAGTATGAAAAAAACAAACAATCATCGGGCGGAGGCCAATCAAAAATGTCACAAGAAGAAAGAATGAAGAAATACTTCGCTCTCATTCTTGAAGAAAAAGAAAGTTCAGGTCAGAGAAAAATCAGAATTCTCCCCACACCTGACGGATCATCACCTTTCAAAGAAGCGTGGTATCACGAAATCCAAGTGGGTGGAAAGTGGCAAAAGTTCTACGATCCAGGAAAAAATGACAACGAACGTTCACCTTTGAACGAAGTTTATGAAGAACTTATCTCTACAGGTAAGGAGTCTGATAAAGATCTTGCAAAACAATATAGATCTCGTAAGTTCTATATCGTTAAAGTAATTGATCGTGATAAAGAGCAAGAGGGACCAAAGTTCTGGAGATTCAAACACAATTACAAGAACGAAGGTATTCTTGAC